TGTATCTATATCTTCTGGGTTACGTTTGTCAATAGGTAATGCAGGTAATTGTGAGATTAGTTCTGTACAGTTAGAAAAGAATACTAGTCTGGGTTCTTCACTGTCCTCATCTACCTGTAGTCTTCTGTGTATTTCGTTCTTACCTGATACCCTACTTCCTTTACTTCTATCTGATGGCCTCCACCTACAGCCTTTGTTTATCATCTGTTCTGCAAGTGATGGTCCTGTATCACCTCGTTTATGCCATACAGAGCTATCTAGTACTCCATACTTTATATTACCATCTCCTGCTTCTAAGTCAAGTACCATATCAGCTAAATCTGTAGCTAATACTTTTGATACATATAACTCTCTATATACTATAAGTTGCTCATCTGGCGTAACAGCAAACCAAAGAACACCACTATAAGAACCATAACCATAATCACATGCCCTAAACTTAACCCAGTTACTCGGTATATCAAATGGTTCAACAACATGTATATGCCTGTTAAACTCTGTGAAGGCTGCACCTTCTTTAATATCCCAATCACCCTCTAGCAACTGCCTACGCTGATGTTCAGGTAGTGACAGTAGCATTGCTTCGTAGTCACCTGTATCTGACAGGTATGGGTTATCTGATAACCTAGCAGGTATAAACCTACGTTTAAATAGTGGCCTACCTGCTTTACTATGACCTGCTGGATACTTTAACGCTTCTCCTGTTTCTATATCTGTTGCAGCAAAACTCGTATCGTAAGGTGCTGGATCAATAAACATCTTCTTAACCCAGCCATGTCCCGGTCCACCCGGATTAGTTGTTGCCCTCATATACACTTCTAAATCAGGGGCAGTGGAACGTAGACGAGATCTCATGTAGTTCCACGCATAAGGTGAAGGCCACTGAGTTAATTCGTCAAAACCTATCCAGCTAAAAGCCAGACCCTGATAGCGCATGACATCATCATCACGATCTAAGTATGACATCCAAAGTCTTGCACCAGATGGTGCGGTCCACTGCATTTTTCTCTCTGACCATTTTATTCCCGGCCAGACTTTAGGATATAGTTCCTGTGACTTAGATATTAATTCACGTAACTCTTCTGTTGTATGTCTTAATAACAATCCGCTAAATGCAGGATGACCCATAAACCGCAATGGATCAGCTAACATTGCATAACTCTTACCACCACCTGCACTACCGCCGTATAGTACTTCTCGTTCTGGTGCAGCTAAGAACTCTGTTTGTGGTCCAGCATTAGGTTTGAATAGTACATTGGCTTCACGTTCAATAGCATGTGTGTCATACTGTACTTTCTGTGGTGTGGACTCGCTTTGCACCAAGTCTACTTTCTTCGATTTCTTTGGCTTTCTTGATCGCCTTTTCCGCATAGACTGCCCATTGACGGAGGCTTCTAGCTTTGTCCTTACGCTGTCGCTCATGCTTTATTCTTTTCTGTAGTCCAAGATGTGATATGTACCTTCCTGTATTTGTACTTAGCCATGCTGCTACCTGTCGCAACGAATACTGACGTAGATATGCTTTAGCTTTTTCCAGATGGTCAAGTTCTTTAGATATTGGTAACAACAGGTCTTCGTCATTGGGGTCCACCTCGTATCCGAACGGCACTGTTCTAGCAATACGTGGTACAGGTAGCCACTCATTTTCTTCTTTTAGATCTGTTGGTTGCGGTAATTTCCATTTGCCTAAACTCCTATCCATTAATCGTCATCATCACTTTGTTTTTTAGGAGGCATTAACATCACACCACCACTTGCTTCTACCTGTATCTTCTCAGTTTTAATTAAACCAGTACGATCTAGTAGTTCCTTTGCTGCTGACATCTTATCTCTTAGTCCTAATTCAGTAGGGTCTATAAGTGCACTTGCCATTGCTACAGCAGCTTTAGGAGCATTACGTGCCATGTACTGCTGTGTTGCTTCTAGTATCTCTTCCTTAAGGCTCTTAACTACCACTGTGGTAGATGTACCATCTGCATAACCAGCTAGTTTCTTAGCTGTTGCTACATCCCCACCAGCTTCATCAAATAGTACATCTAGGAATTTTACCTGATTTTCTGTGTACTGTCTAGTCATTTAATTCCCCAGTTCGCATTATGTCACTCAGTCTGGTAGCCCTGCCTTTTACCTGCTCTGCCCACCTACTGTCTAACATCTCAACTGATGCATTGTTATAGTCCTCATCTTCTATAGCAGACCACATCTTCTTAAACTTATTTAAACGTGGCATACCCAGATTAAAAGCCATGTTAACACACACCATCTGTCGTGGTGCATTTAAAATTGCCACACAAGGTTGAGCAGCAAGCAGTTCTCGTTCAGCAATGCCAACATCAACACGTAAGAGGTATCTAGCACCGTAAAGTGATATTCCATTTTCTCGTAAGTCCTTCATGTCAGCTAAACCTATGTGTTGTAATTCTGCAACAGTCAATGGTCTATCTTCAATATTTCTACCTACACCTATAGTTTCTATACCTAGACTATCTTTATATACTTTTCTTTCCATGCCCTCATCTCTGATAAGCATGTCAAGTAATTTGCTAGTATCGTACTTCATCTATTTCTTCTTAGGCATTGCAAAACCAAAGTATGCACCAACAAGTGCAGACAATGAACCATACATCATCATAAGAATACTGTCTGCTGCTGCAAACCTGTCAGGCCATATCAGTACAGCAGTAGTAGCAATAAGCATTGTAGCTAGTGCAGTCCATGCCATATAGCGTCTGTTAGATTGATACGCTACTTTGTCAACAATTACATTTTCTTCTGCCATGTTTATTACTCCCTATTTTTTAAATAACTTAGTGGCACTACGTACCCCAAATGACGCTGCCACGATTACCGAAATTGCATACTTATACCATTCAGGCATCAGTTGTAGTTGGCTAAACCCTATTTGAACTATATCTTCACAGCCGGGAATGAACGCAAGCACCAGAGGTATCGAGAACAAAATTGTAAGCCACTCGTCTTTCCACGAGTTATCACTCGCTTTTGCCTGTGCTATATCCCAATCTATTTCACCTGCTGCCTGTTTTTCTTTTATTGTAGCTTCAGATCGTATTGTTACAATCTTAGCTTCTGTCTTAGCTTTCTTTTCAGCTACCTGTCCTTCTAACCATGTGCCAGCTAGATTAGCTATTGGCCCAATCAATGTACCTAGCATTAAGCTCTCCTAAACCTAGCTGTCTTCTTAGCTATACCCTTTGGTTGCTTTACATGCTGTTTCTTACCTTCACGTTTAGCTTTGGTTGTAGCAGCATACTCAGAAGATGATAGTGACTTAATAGCTTTAGCAGGTAGATACCTTTCACCTGTAGCCTTTGATCCCTGTGTAGATGGATTACCTGACTTAGTACGCCAATCCTGCTTTGTCCAGTTTGCTAGACTCTGTTGTGATTTAGCTCTTGCCATTATTCAAAATCTCTCTGGCTTTTAAACATTTCATTATTACTATGACAATTACATCTGCATACATTAGGATCACAGCTACACTCTATACAACTATCACATTTACAGGAAGATCCTGTGTTACACATGCATACTGAATTTTCTCCGCATTCACATGTCATTATGATTTGTAACCTCCACCTTTTGCTTTATATCTTTTTGCTAACATCTGGGCTTTTCTTCCAGACCATTGTCCGGGTGATCCACCTTTACCACTCGCCTTAATGCTATTAAATAATCTCTTACGCATACCGGGCTGTGTATAGTTACCTGCTGCGTTAACTGTGCTACCACCACTTTTTAATTTGATAGCCTTTAATTGTTTAGACTGTTTCTTATGCAAAGCACTAGCCTTTGCCAGTTTACCTGCTACTTTTTTTATTACTTTTTTTGCTTTTGTTTTTACTGCCATTTGTTTTAATGTCCTTTGCGTATAGATTATTAAATGTTACAGATGGATCTAAGTATGTCTCATGTCCTTCTGCGGAGTGCACCCATTGTGACGGTACAAAGTCAGGTGCACCCTCTCCAGTTCTCCATAAAGCAGGACTCGTTGCCCTTACTCTATTATTAGGCAGTGCTACAAAGTTTCCTGTCCAGCTACCAGCATCTGTTAAATATATTACGTGTGACTGTTTATGCTGTGCAGGATCATCTGCTATATCATTGCCTGTGTAATCTACGGTAAATAAATATTTACCTTTATAGAGATCACCTCCTATCTTACACAACCAAGGTGATGAACTTACTCTATCCAGAATGACTGTACCATGTTCTCGTGACTCACAATCCCAAGGTTGGCATAGATGATCTTCCATTGGGTCAGGCCACTCTTCTAGAGGTATGTCAGCTACAAGTGCCTGTATCGGCATCCTCGCCCACATAGCTCCTCCATGTACATTCTCTTGAGGTCCATCTTCCCTGTCTATCTCACATCCAGTAAATACAACCTGAAAGCTAAGTGATCTGTCTGGTATGGTATTTACTGCAAATGCAATCCCATGTAGAAATTCACCGTGATAATTCTGATGGTTACTAGTGAACTCTCTACGTACCCAACAATTGAAGTGGGGTACATTGCTTATAAGATTAGGCATTATCTACGTTTAGCAGCTCCACCCTTAGACATCTTCTTTGTTTTCTTACTCATGCCACCATACATCATTTTTTTAGTAGCACCACCTTTAGACATTTTCTTTGTTTTCTTTTTTCCGTGCATAGGCATATTGTATTTATCCTTTCATCATTTTAGCAACTACATCTGGGCGTTGCTTTGCTAATGCTTTCAGACCGGGATTATCTTTAACCGATCCTCCTGCTGAGTACATGTGCTTCTTATTGTTTGCCATACCACCATACATCATTTCTGGTTTTTTATTTTTTAATGCATCTCTACGACTTTTAGTTTTAGCTCTATCTGCAT